TGGTGCCGGAAATAGGAATCTCTGACTCCCCCCGCTGTATCACGCCGTGCGACGGCGATGCCCGATAGTTCTTGGAATTCAACCCCTTACGGCCGGGCATCAGGGCTACCTACCCCGCCGTGCCCCGGTCAAGAACGACTGCACTACGCCAAGAACTACGCCACCATAACCCCATGGCATCTATCAGACAGCGCGGCGCAGCATGGCGCGCAGAACTCTACAAGGACGGACGACGCGAGTCGAACACCTTCCCGACCAAGCGCCAGGCCGTTGCCTGGGCACAACGGCGTGAGGCTGAACTGATCAGCGGGAGGCTGCCAGACCATACGGTGAAGGACGCGCTGCGGCGGTACGCCAATGAGGTCAGCCCCAAACACCGAGGCGAGAGATGGGAGGTCCTGAGGCTGAACAGCTTCGAGTCGGATCCACTGGCAGCCATCAAGCTGCCTGCCATTCGGTCCGTGGATATCGCCCAATGGCGGGAGCGGCGCCTGAAAAGCGTCTCTGCGGCCACGGTCCGTAGGGAAATGAACCTTCTCCAGTCGGTGTTAAAGGTGTGCCGCCAAGACTGGGGCTGGTTGGAGTCCGATCCTTTCACAAGCGTGGAGCGGCCGCCGAATCCGCCTAGCCGCCGTAGACGCATCTCGCAGGACGAAATCGACCGGGTGACCCTGGCGCTTGGCTATGACGGCGGGGAACCGTCCACTGTCTCAGACCGTATCGCACTGGCGTTTTTGTTCGCACTGGAGACGGCCATGCGGTCCGGGGAGATCCTTGGAATGAAGTGGGCTGATGTGGCCGCCAAGTCTGTGACACTCCCCCGGACCAAGAACGGCGATGTGCGCCGAGTGCCACTGTCGGCGAGGGCGAGGGAAATCATCGCCGTCATGCCCAAGGAAGCGGATACGGTCTTCGACGTGGATGCGGCCACAAAAGACACCCTGTTCCGCCGGGCGCGTGATGCCGCAAAGATTGAGAACCTTCACTTCCACGATAGCCGGGCTGAGGCCATCTGGCGCTTGTCCAAGAAGCTGGACGTGATGGAACTAGCCCGGATGATCGGACACCGCGACTTAAAAAGCCTATTGCTCTACTACAACGCAGACGCAGATGAGCTGGCTGACCGGCTGTGAACTACATGTGGCGTGTCGACACTGGCTCGACACACTACAGGTAGTGGTTCAGTGCTACCGCCTCCGATTGACCACAACTGGCAGCGACTTGCGAGCCGCGACCCACCTCTCTACCCAGCGCATCCCTTGCCCCTGGCTGCCAGCCACGGCCTGATGTGTCCTATGCTGCCAGTGCACCCATATGTCCCACTTGCCGTCAGGGCGCAGACGCACGCCGGCTAGGCCGTTGCTGTTCTGGCGCAGCAACGCCACATCCTCTTGGATCAGCCAGCGGTAGGACTCGGGGAGCATGGGGGCATGCTACCGGCCCCGGTCGCACGGGCCGAGACGGGAGCCTGAAATCGTTAGGTGCCGGCGAGGCTTGCTCAAGGCTCGCGGGTTGAGCGGCCACCTGGCGCCCGCGTCCGGCATGGTCAGGATTGCGGCGCGGCCGGGCTGGCGGTATCGGCGATCGGCCCGATGTGCTGTCGGTAGATTCCGACGACGGCTACAGCATTGGCCCGCGAATTATCACCACACCACTACCACCAGCGCCGCCAGCAGCGTAGAGGCTGCCGAATGCGCCGCCACCGCCACCCCCACCTCCACGGTTTGCAGTGGCCGCGCCGCCTGCTGTTGCAGCGCTGGCGGTGCTACCGCCGCCATTCCCTGCGCCAGAACCACCAGCCGATCCGCTGCGCGTTGTGATGGATGCGATGCCGCCGCCACCACCGCTCCCATAGATGACAGATACGCCGCTGATGCTGTCCGCGATGCCCGCGCCACCCACGCCGGTCGAAGTCTCCAAGCTTCCTGTTGCGCCCGCCGTGCCAGAGCCGCCGCCACCACCACCACCGCCTTGATTGGTGACGTTGCCCGCCGCCGCCGCCCCGCCAGAAAAGCCGCCGGACCCAGCAGCCCCCGGCTGACTCTGTCGACCTGCACCGCCTCCGCCATTCCATTTCCCGGTAGGCGCGGTTTGGCTAGCGCCGAAGCCGCCACCTCCCCCGCCGCCGCCCTGGGCCACATCGGTATCAAATGACGAGTTAGCGCCGTTGCCGCCGATCGATGCCGTTCCAGTTTCAGCCGCGGTGCCAGCAGCCCCCCCGGCACCGACGACAATAGCGTAGTTCCCAGGCGCCAGCGACTTGATAAGTTTGCGAACCTGGCCGCCACCACCACCACCACCAGCGAAGTAGCCACCCCCACCCCCACCCCCACCTACGATCAGCACCTCGTAATCACCGGCTGTCGGACATGTCCACGTGCCGCTGGCGGTGAATGTGTAGAGAGGCGCGTCGGAGCGCCGACGCAACATCATCGCCTTGAATGGCATCATGCTTGTGTCCCCACCGCGATCACGTCCCAGGTCGTGTCCTGATTGTTGTAGATCATGGCAATGTAGGTAGTCTTGCTGGGCGTTGTGCTCACCGGGAGCGCTACACCGATAGCCCGGTATTGGCTCCCATAGGTGATCGCGCGCGCCGTGCCGTCATCCTTAATTCGGATGACGATACCTAACCCATCGATCGCCGTCCCGGTCGGATTTGCTAGTGTCAGCGGCACCGCTTGGGCCGTGATCTTGATCATGTCATTGAGGAAAGTCGGAGTTACCGTAGCCGCGCTGGTCACCGACTGGATCGACGGAGCGCGGAGGCTGGCGATGGTTCTGCCTCCGTCCTTCAGCAGCTTGCCACTGGTGCCATCGAATACTGCCAGTTGATCGTTCACCGATGAAGCCGGCCCCACAACATCTCCGGTTCCACCACCGCTCACCGGCACATAGGCGGATCCGTCGTACTCGGTGACTACCCCAGCAAGGTTGATGGTGATGCCCTTCACGGGGGCATAGGCATACCACGTGCCAGTGCGGTAGATCGCCAAGTCCTTTGCCGTGAAGGTAGACCACTGGGCGCCCGTTGCACTCGTTGGGATGATGTAGATCGCGCCATCCGCAGGACTCGCAGGCTGTGCCGTGGTGCTGGCCGAGATCACGTAGCCGTTGAGGATCTCGCTGCGCAGCGCGTTATCGTTCGCCGGGATGCTGTTCTGGTTTGTGCCAGGCTCCCAGACTTCGAACGGGAGAATCGGGGTGCTCATATCGTCTCCGAGACGGCCGGGCCTGGCCCGGTGATGCGGTTGATTGCGGCTACGCTGACAACGACGGACGGACCGAGGCTGCTGGCGTCAATAGTGATGGACTGGTTTGTGGTGTCCTGGGTGATCGGCGGCAACACGCCGTCGTTGGCGGTGACGCGGAAGCCCTGGAAGTTGATCGAAGCGATCGGGTTGACCTCGGTCCCGAAGCGATGGCGCGCGGCCCACGTCGCCATGATCGATCCGCCGCTGCGTGATAGCCGAAGCGACGCCACCGGCCATTCGCGCTGCGACTGCGCCGTGACGGTGTGCGACTGTTGAGCCGCCGACTCCGGGCTTTCACCCGACGAGACGGCGCGATCCACGACGACCTGACCGATCAATCCGCTCGTGATGTTGACCAGCTTCACACCGGACAGCAGCACGAAGCGCGCGCCGATCATGTGCTCGCTCGGCGTCGTGTTGAGGCGTCCACGCAGGAGGTCGGACAGCACCCAGTTGCCGTCGCTCGCTTCCTCAACGTCCTTGTACTGCAGGATCTCCCAGCCGCCGGCCGGCGTCTCAAGCGCGAACGCGCCGCCCTCGCTGAGGTACGCCGATTCGGACAGGTCTTCCAGCACGTCGCTGGGATTGGACAGTGCCACAACCACGCGGTTGGTGCGGTCGCGGTAATACTCGCTCGCAGCCGCGACGCCCTGAACCAGGGTCCCCATGACCGTGCCGCCTGGATCCTGTAGCACCGTACCGAAGGTGCTGCCCCCGTCGACGCTGCGCTGGAGCGTCGCTCCGAACCAGGCATCGGTGATCCCCGAAATTGCCGCGTATTCGACCGGGTTGGCCAGGTCGTTGATGTCCACCAGCGCCGGGATATCCAGTATCGCCAACTGCGTCGCGCCGACGATGCTGCTCGGCGGCGGCGTAGGCGTCGGCAGCGGAACGCCGGTTACGTTCGCCGAGTAGGCGCTCTGCCGGTCGTGACGGCAGGTCAGCTTGATCTCGCCCGCCGCATGCTCAAGCTTTTCGATGCGCAAGCGTGACACCGTGTCGCGCAACGCTAGACCCACGTTGTCTGCCGCAACCAAGTCCAGATGCTTGTCCGAGACTGTGAGTGGAATCTCTCCCTCTTGATCCGCCCAGGCCACCTTGTGCAGTTTTACCACCGTCTGCTGGGCCACGGTCGAATCCATCACCACAGGCACCGAGACTGAGATCTCACCGGTCACCCGAATGTCGGTGCTGCTGCGGGAGCTGGTCGCCTTGGCCGTCTCGTAACCACTGATGGAATTTTGGTATTCCAGATGCAGCTTGGCGGGGAACTCGCGCGCATCCTCACGCGTCGCGGATTCCGGCTCGTCGACCAGGTCATCGAACGTGAGCGTCCGGATGACGGCCTTGCCTCGCTTCACGAAATGGATCGCCTTGTCGTACTCGCTGGCGTCGAAGAAGTATGGTGCGCGCAGTGCGTTGATCGCAGACGCCCCGGTGTAGCTCCCCGCCAGTACGAACCCGTCCACCTGGTCCTCAAGCTCCGACACGTCCACGTCTGCGGCATCCATGCCGCAGCGCGCCGCGATATCCGCGACGATGGCGCCGAGCGTCCCGGGCACCGCCGTGCCAGAGCCCACGCTCAACCCCTCGTTGATTGCGAACGATGTGTTGCTGCCGCTGCTTGCCGTGTTGGTGAGCGCGAGCGATTGCATCAGGTTGGTCCGGTAGATCGCGAGCGATGGAGTGCCCGTTGAGCCGCCAACTACAAGGTGTCGGCGATCCGCGCTTAGGGCAGAATCGAATGGAAGGAATGGCACCTGCACCGGATCGGGATAGCGCTGCATCGTGTAGTGGTTGTCGCCATCGTTGAGCAGACGGAACACCGTGAGGTTGTTGGAACCGACTCCGATGCCGACCATGTAGATGAAGTCTAGGAATCCCGACCAGTGCAGGCCACGCTGACAGTTCGCGCCAGCAACAGCGCTGACGTCCACAATCGCCGGCTGCATGGGGTTCTGCCCGAGCGACCAGGCGGCGAACGAACTGGAGGATCCCGCACAGATGCGTCCACCATTTGGCTCCCATGCCAGCCGATCGACGAACGTCGAGAAGGCGGGAGATTGATTCAGCCGGTAAACCGGCATCCCTTCAGAGAAGCGGTAGATCCGAATCTTTGGGTTGGTGTCGAAGAGCACCGCCAGATCGTTATTGGCAGGGCTGAACGCCGCAAACACAGGGTTCCCGCTACTGGCATCCTCCAAAGAAGAATGGAACACCAAGCCAGCGGATGTGACCTGAAAAACATTGATCTTTGGGGCACCCTCGCCCGCCACCGCAAGCCACTTTCCATCTTGCGAAAAAAGTACGGCAACATTCGATGAACTTGGCAGGCTGCCGCTCACAGTCAGAGGGGTAAAGGTGTCGGAATCGCGGTCATATGTGAAGGCCCGCAGGTACGGCGCACCTTCGAAGATGCCGGCAGACGTCAGGCCATCGGGTGATAGCGCGATTCCCTTCTTCGCCACCGTGCGCACCGTTGCGAACGTGGAATCGGGATGTGGCGTCAGATCCTCCAGGGTGCCGGTGAAAAACGCACTGCGCGAGATGATCTTCGGCGACCAGGTGATGTCTGCATCCCTGGACACGACTTCGAACCGGTATTGCGGGATGCTGCCGCGCCGGTCGGTCAGATCGGCCTTCGGGAAGACGATATAGGCGCTACCGCGGTAGGCCGGCGCGTTGCCGATGCCCATGACCGACTCGATCTCCGAGTCGGGCAGCTGGTCCTCGCCGCCCAAGTGCAGCACGAAGCGGCTCGCGAACTTCGTGGTGTCGGCCGGGATCGTCGACCCCTCGCGCACGTCATAGACCAGCTTCTCGTCTTCCCAGATGCGCAGGATGCCGCTGATCGGCCCCTCGCAAATCCGGATGGCGAACGACTGAAACAGTCGCTCGTACTCGGTGACGGGGCCGCCTCCTTTGGCCGCCTGCTCCTTCTCCTTTCGGATGATCTTCGGGCCGGTCCAGATTAGATTCCCGGCGACGGCCGCCGTGCCGTACACGATCGCGCGATAGGCGCCCTCAGCCGAGGTCTGGATCGCGGTGTCGCCGATCTTCGGCCCCTGCACCACCAGCGGGTCGACGGCGTTTCCGATCGCGGCGCCAACGGCGTAGCCCAGCGCTGGGTTGCCGAAGTAGGCGCCGACCACCGCACCGACGATGGGGAGAACTTGACGTGCCATCAGGTGGTCCGAAAGACGTGGGTGATGCGTGAGAGCCAGAGCGCATCGAGGCGCTGCTCGACGACAAGGCCTCGCTGGGTGGCGTCCGCGTTCGCGTGGATGATGCTCAGGCCGCCCAGTGGGTGGTCGGCCACGATGGCCACGTGGTGCGGGTTGATGTCGAAGCGCAGCAGCAGCACGTCGCCGGCGCGCAGGAACTCAGCAGGCACCTGCCCGACGGCGATGGGCTGGCCGAACGCGCGCGTTCCGGCTTCCACCAGCCCATCGTTGAACGGCTCGCGGCCGTAGTGGCGCTGGTCGGGGATCGGCTTGCCGATGTCCCTGCAGGCCAGCACCAGCAGCCCAGCGCAGTCGAGGCCTCGGCGGGAGCGGCCGCGGTGGCGAAACGGCACGTGTAGATAGGCCCGCGCTGCCGCAACCAGTGCCGTCATGCCGTCTCGCCCTCAGTGAATTCCTGCGATGTATTGCCGCCAAGGCTGGGACCGACTGATGCGCCCGGCACGCTCAGCTGGCCAGCGTCACCGATCGGGATGTGCGGCTCGCCACGGAAGTGGTTAACCCGCTGCAGGCTCCACCAGCGCAGGCAGCCATGGTCTGCGTCGTCCCATTGCTTGTTGCAGTCCGGCCGAATGTCGAAGGTGTCCCCCGCCTGCATTGGATAGTCGGTCTTGAACGAAAGTGTGACCTCGCCTCCGGCGGTGTTGCTCTCGATCTCGGTATCGCGGCCTGCGTTGAGTCCTGTCTTCCAGTACACCTTGCCTGGAGCGAGTTCGTTAGCGCCGAACGCTGCGGCCACGTCAGCCGAGGTGAAAGTGATATTCGTCTCCAGCCCCACCGAGGTGATGGTGCCGGCCACCAGCAGGCTCGTGGCATCGAACCCGCATGGGAAGCGCTGCTCCGGCACGCCTCCGCCGGTGCCGATGGGCTGGCTGCCGAAGATCGCCCTGCAGGTCAGGGAATCCCGCTCGACCACGGACTGTCGCAGGCGCTTGGTCTTGCCGAACAGCTCCTCGACGAACGACAGTCCGTCGTCGTTGATCGAGACGCGGCCGATCTCGCCTGCGCCCAGCACGACATGCCCCTGACTTAGGTCCTCGTAGTTCACCAAGTACGCCACCCAGCGCGCGTAGTCGTAGACACCTGCGCGGATGTCGGCCTCGCTGATCGGGAAATCGAACTCAGGCAGCAGCCCTCCCGCCTCCGCGTTGTCGACGCTCATGTCCATGCCGGCGGCCATCGTGCTGAGCTGCATGCCGATGATCGGGGAATAGACGATGGCTCCGTCGCCATCGTCGTACACCAACTCTCTGTTGGTCATGACAGCGCCGTAGGGCGCGACGCCAGGCCTAACCGACGCGATGCGCAGTAGCACAGTTGTGGTAGTGTCGTCCTGCGCCAGATGGGAGCGCAGCGCGATGGGGATATTGCGCGGCATCAGCTCTCTTCTTCCGGCGGAGGCACTTCCAGAAGTTCCACCTGCCCATTCGTCGCGTCCACGTTGTCCAGCGTGAATGGCAGGTTGTCTTGATCGAACCGGACCCAAACGTCGAACTCTCCCGACCAGCGCAACACGTGGCCGTTTGCCGGCGCTACCGCAAAGGTGACTGTCCCTCGCTCCATGTCGACCACGGGCGATGCCGGGACGCCGTTATCGGTGACCGCAGCGGAGACGATCGCATACACCGGACGCTCGTAGGAAATGCCGTCTATGGTGGAGAACTTCGCGAGCTGGAAGGTCGTCTGCACGCCATCCCCGATCGCGAATACCTCGTTCACGGCTTGGAAGTCGAGGTAGTCCTTGAAGCGGAAACAATGCAGCTTCCCGCGGCATACCATGTGCATGCGCTTCAGCTCTCGATAGGCCTCCTTCGAGATGTTGAGGAACGGCGCCGTGTAGCTGTGCCGCGCGATACTCCAGTCGGCGTTGCGGCGCTCGCGGCCGTTGGCCATCTCCACAATCCGCGTCGAGAAGTTGGGGCCGCCCTCGAATCCGTAGCCCGGGCACGGCGGCAGGTAGGCATCCAAGTACGCCATCAGCCGATACCCCGAGAAGTTGCGGCATTCGCCTTGCGGCCTACGTCTGCGGCGATTTGCTGCTTCGACCTACGATCGAGCCGCCCCTGCGTGTTGAAGTTGTTGATCTGCGTGAGTCCACGACTGCCGTGACCTGCCGTAATTGCCTGCGTCTGCGGAGCCGTGTAGACGCGGCCTGCAGTCCTGGGCACGAACATCTCCGGGCCATCCTCGCCGACGAGATAGGCGCGGCTGCCGAGAATGTCGCCGCCGCTGGCCTTCGCTCCGCCGAAGGCGCCGAGGATTGTGTCGATCCATCCGCCGCCCTGTGAAGCGCCCGACGCTGCACCACCCTTGCCGCTGAAAGAGCCGGCGAACGAAGACAGCCATCCTCCAACCGCACCGCCTCCGTTCTCGCCTTGCTTGCCAAACAGCTTGTCGGCCCAGCCGTCAGCCACCATGCGGGCTAGGCGGTCGTTGATGGAATCAAGGAAGTCCAGCAACGCATCTTTGGCCGATGAGCTGCCGCTGATCAGGTCCTTCGCCGCGTCTGAGAACGAATCGCGGAAGTCATCCTGTAGGTCGATGCTGCGCTGCATCGCCTCGCCTTGTTCGTATAGCTGATCCGACAGTCGCCCGATGGCCTCGCGCTGGGCCTCAGTTGCCCCCACACCAAGATAGCGAAGTTCGATCTCGCGCTGGCGCTCTTTGTTGCTCTTTCCAAGCAAATCTATCTCAAACTGGAGATCAGAGGCATGGGCTTGAAATGACTTGGCTTGGTCTTCAACTGCGCGGGCGTAGTCCTCAGATTGCTGGTTAACCTCTTTCTGTGCGGCGCGCTCCAACTCCAGAAGATCAACCTTCGCCTGCTTTTCAGTAAGATCCTGCTTCTGAGCCTCACTAAGCTTCGAAAGCTCGCCGCTCTGCAACTCGAACGCGAGCTTGGCCATCGCGCTGTTGTTTCCGTTTAGCGCGATCTGCTCTTCCAACTGCTCATTGGTTTTCTTGTACGCTGCGGCAAGCTTTTCTGCGTCCTTCTCCGCCTCGGATTTCCCGCCAGAACTGCTTCTTTTCTCCTGGGGTCCAAATGCCGAGTCACGTAGGCGCTTAGCCCTTTGCTGCGCAGCTTTCTCGGCGGCACTGCTGGCGAACAACCCGAGACCACCGCCAGCGCCAGCCGAGTACATGTCTGAACCAGCGCCAGATGGCTTCTTCCCACCACGCGCCATAGGGTCTAGAAAATCCGGGAGTCCAAGAGCATCGCCCGTGCTCTGGAACGTAAGCGTGGCACCACGTGTGATCTGGTCCCAATTCAGTCCAATGACGCCCTTGGCTACTTCCGCAAGGCCTTGGAGTGCCATGGTTGTGCCCTGGATCTTGTCGTCGATCCAGCCCAGCGGAATAGAGACGGCTTCGATTGCGCCCCCCAGAACCCGGAAGACGTTCGCAACATCGTCAGCCACCCGATGGAGCTTGTCGCCCTCGCGAGCTCCATCAAGGAAATTCTCCTGTAGCTCCACGAGGTCCGGTAGGAGATCACCAGCCACCGCATTCGCCACGCCAGTCACGATCAGCTTCATGCGACTGAGGTTGTCGTTGAAAGCCTCAGCTTCATTGCCACTCTTGGTGCTGATGACTTGCAAAAGCGCTTCTGCCTCGTCACCCGCTTCCTTCAGTCCTCTGGAGCCATCCTTCAGCAGAGGTATGAGGTTTTGGAAGCTACGCCCGAAGATGTTCAGGCCTGCGGCGATAATCTCCGGTGATCCCTTCTGCTCTTGGAAAACGTCTGCGAATGCCTTGAACACATCCGTGGAGCTGCGGAGGTTGCCGGCCGCGTCGGTCACCTCAATCCCCAGCGCCTTGAAAATCTTCGCCTGCTGCGAAGCAGGATCGAGCGCTTCAGCCTGAGCCTTCGTCAGGCGTCCCAGCGAGGTCTGCAAGTCGGTCATCGCCACATCGGCCAGGCCGGCGGCATAGCTCAGCTTGGAAAACTCTTCCGTGGTAGTGCCGGAGCGCTGCGCCGCCTTGCTGATGTCGTCCATCGTGTTGACGGACTGTTGCAGGATGGCGGCCGTCGCGGTTGCAGCCGCAGCCAGGGCCGCACCGATGGCCGTACTAGCGTCCTTGGCCTCCCGCTCGAACTGCTTCAGCCGCTTCGACGCCCGATCCGTGTCGGTGACGAAGCTGCCGGTGCGCATCAGCAGATCGATGACGATGGAACCTGCTGCCATGGGTTTAGGTCCTGATGGGCGGGCGCAGGCCGAAGGCCCGCATGGTGGCTATGTCAGCGTCTTCGTACCCGGCGAATGCCGGATCAGGCGCGAGGAAATCCATCGTCGCCTCGAACTTCGCGCCATTAGAGGCGGCCATGACAGCAGCCGGGCGGTGGATTCGATGCAGGTCGTCAATGGGGAACAACGTGTGGTAGTTGCGCCAGGCGTCGATCTCAGCCTGTGGCAGCGCGTCGATCTCAACCAGGCTCTTGCCGAGCGCTAGGGCGAGGACATGGCGGAACCACTCAGATCCGCGCTCGGCGAGTCTTTTTTTTCCTCTTCCACCGTGCGAGATACAGCGATCACATGAGGGAATAGGACATTGATCGCGTCGATCGATAGGGCCTTGGCCTCGTCGTTCGTGAGCGTCGGACGGCCGCGTGCGTCCTCGCACAGGCTGCAGGCGATCAGGCGCTGCATCGCGAATATGCGAACGTTCTCGTCCTCGGAACGCGTGTCGCGCTGGAAGCGGAAGAACTCGCCGCCGGTGACGGGCTTGAACCACGTGTTGTGCTTTTGCCCGTCCGCAAGCGTGATCTCGCGCTCGACCGCAGCGGAAGGGGTGAGAAGAAGCTTTTTGTCCATGCATCTCTGCCGTGATGAGTGGGACGCCGGATGCGCAGCAAATCGCCGCGCAGAGCCGACGTCGTAGGGGTCAGGTCGGTTCCGGTCCGTTCCAGAAGGGGCGTTCCGAGCCGGAGCGCTGGATGGTCAGCGTGCCGCGCACGATCTCGTTCGTGGCCACGTCGATGTTCACTTCCGACACGTAGCCATCGAATCCGATGGTGGTCCGCTCCGGCGACGGCGGCGGTACGAAGTGCCCCTCGCTGTCCAGCGTCGGTGCGATGCCGCGTCCGTCCGAAAAGCCGACCATCCATTCCTGGGTCTCGCCGCTGGCCTTGAGATCCCAGAGGGTCTGGTGGCTGAAGCTGGAAGGGATGAAGTTGAAAGGCACCGAGATCGCATTGGGATTGCCGAGGCCGGCCTTGTAGGTCTTGTCCTCCTCGTTGTCGAGGCAGGTGTCCTCAAGCTGATCTTTGGTGCCGCCACCGATGCCGGTGATGCCAGTCGGGCACGCGAACTTGACGACCTGCTCCACGCTGGAACTCAGCTTGTCGACAAGGTAAAGCTCGGTTCCCTGGGTACGAAGGGTTCCAGCGGTCATTTCGATTCCTCAATGAAGAAGCCGCCTTGCGGCGGCTGGTGGTGGGTATGCCAGCGGCTCAGCGCTGGTCGATGAAGTCGGCCTCAATGCCGACGTGGTACAGCTTCGTGTCTTGGTCGCGGTTGTCGATGACGACCCTGTTGCAGATGAGAGAGGCATCCAGCGCGGCGCGGATTGCTAGTCCCAGTTGCTCGGCGCCTGCATCCGTCAAGTGGTAGGCGTCCAACTGCACGCTTGTGAAGTCGCCGCATGGCGTGTCGCTGAGGTTGTCGTAGGGCTGCCCCGTTACAATCTGCCATGTGACGTAGGGACGCGTCTCTGTCTGTGCGATCTCGCCGTGACGGCTGATGCGGTCGCCCACGATCGCGGCCACAGCCGGTGTGTGGATGGCGCGATAGACCTTGGGGAACATCAGCGGCCCTTGTTTTGTTGTGCAAGCTTCTTCACAACCCGGTCGACACGAGCAACCAGCTCAGTGACGACCACATTGATGGTCTGGGAGCCTTCCGCGATTACCGTGCGACGGATGAAGGAGCGGGCCGGCTGCTTTACCGACCCGTATTCCTTTAGCTGTGCCGATTTCAGAGTGCTCACTTGCTCACCCTTTCGGCCTGGGTACATCTTTCGCTTGATGCGGACGAGGTAGCGCTCCCCCTTCCCTCCAATCGGCGCCTTCCCGCGACTGGCAATGATGTTCTCCGCGAGCAGGCCAGTTGATTCCTCGCCAGGCTCAAGCACCGCCTGCAGGTTCTGGCGCTCCTTGTCGCGCAGGAACCGCGCGCCCTTCGCGAGTGCCGACTTGACCGGACCTCCACGCTTGCTCACCACTTCGGGCGGCAGCGAACGCAGGAGGTCCAGCACGCCGTCGATGCCTTGGATTTTCAGCCCGTCAGCCACTGATAGGTCTCCGCGTCCTCCCCAACCCAGGACCGCAGCAGGACTCCATCGGGATCAGGCTGGCCGGCAAAATCGTCGGCATGCCCCATGCCGATCCCACCGCGACCCGGCAATCCCTTGATGCCGACCACACGATGGCCGCCGAACAGGTAGCGGCCCCGCGCGCGTCGCCAAAGTTCCAGGTCGATGAACTTCGGGCGCGCATCGCATGCCGCGGCGAAGTCCTGCAGCGCGCTGCCACGCATCGCGGTGCTGCACAGGCTGGCGTGTCCCGTGTTGGCCAGCTGCCGGCCGCGGCGCTGCTGCACGTTGTAGTAGCGGGCGCGGTACTCGCCCACCAACTCGGCCCGGCCCAGCGCTTGGTCGACGGTGGTTAGCCAGTCGGAGGCATACCAGTCGTCGTCTTCACAAATTACCAGCCGCTCGCTGTGGTCGACCGCAGCCAGACCCGTGAGCAAGTTGCGCGCCTGCGTATTCTGGCCAGGCGTCCAGTACGGCGACGGACGGATCAGCTCCAGCTGCCAACCATCGCGATGAAAGGTCACCGGCTGCGGCTCCGGGCCATCGTCCACGATGATCCAGCGCACCGGGCCGGTGTAGTCCTGTCGCGCCATCCAGCGCTCGCACAGCGCCCAGGCAGCGGGCCGGGCACCGGTGGCCGTCAGCAGCGTCAGCATCGCGCCACCGCGAAGGTGTGCATCGGCAGGCGACGGCGAGCAACGCCGCGCTCGCCGTGGTCGTTCAGTTCAATCGGCACCTCGCCGGCGTACTCGGTCGCAATGTCGCTGAAGCCGGCATCGTCCAGCAGCAGCCGCAGCCCGCTCTGGCTGTACCGGTAGTAGTCCTCGGGGTAGCTGTGTTCCGGGAAGGCGAACAGCGTGGTGATCACCAGCAGGCCACCCGGCTGCAGCACCCGGCGAAGCTCCGGCAACGCCAGCCAAGGCCGAGCCACATGCTCCAGCACTTCCAAGCAGACGATGCCGGTGAAGCGGCCGGACCACTCGGCCGGCAGATCGTGGATGTCGGCCACCTGATCGACGCCCTCGCCTGCCTGCATGTCGATGCCCGTCCATTGGCCGGCGGCCAGGTCGCGGTTCGTGCACCACCACGCGGCCGGGTCATGGATGCGGCTGCCTACCTCCAGCACGTCCTCTCCCAGGGCGCCGGCGTGGCGCTCGATGTAGGCGCGGATGCGGCCGCGCACCGAGTTAAGCGGCAATCTGTTCATCGAATTCGAAGCACCTGAGGGCTGAGCCGGGCGTGCAATTCACCACCCGGACGTGTGGGTTGTGCCTCGCCCATTGGGCGAACTGCTGCTTGTGGACCTCGCGCCGCGCCGGCGCCGTGTTGGTAAGTCCGTTGGAATACGCGCCAAAGAAGTGCGTGCCGTGCATGTCGAAACCGTGCAGGCGCACCAGCGTTGCGCCCAGATGGGCCGCGACCGCCAGCGCCAGCACGCCGCTGTTCCAGTTTGTGGCTGCGCCAGACAGCTGCTGAACTCCACTCATCCGATGACCGCTATAGCGCTCACCAGCGAACTCGCGCGCCTCCGGGTACTTGTCCCACCACTGCCGGTCGCTGGCGGCCAGGAACTCAGCCCACGGCGCCAGCTCGAAGGCGTTGCCGACCACGCCGACACGGCGCCCGCGCAGCCGTTCGGCCAGCCTGGCCGATGCGCTCGGGCCTGGCCCCAGTAGGTCGAACTCGATCATTGGCCGTCGTTGACCCCTACCGACACGGGGATGGTGATGTACTCCAGCCCAGATGCCTTGTCCGGCAGCAGGCCGGCGATGTTGTAGACCTTGCTGCGGTGCAGGATCCGCATCGAAGGCGTCAGGCCGGCGCGGTAGCGGATGGTAATGCGCGCCGTCACCGCGGCCTGGGTCTGGCTCGACTGGATGAACTCGCGTGTCGACAGCGGTTCTACCGACGCCCATACCTCCGCCACATCCACCCATGCTGTCTGGGACACGCCGTCGCTGTCCCTAGTCGTCTCCTGCTGCTGGATCAGCACCCGGTGCCGCAGTTCGCCCGCCGCTACGTTGCTCATCAGGCCACCGTCGTTCGACGCAGGGGCGCCAGCTGCGCCGTGGCTGCCCTGGAGAGCACGTAGCCGTGGCCGGCATCAGCCGGCACCGTGTTGTCGCCCTCGCCTTCGCGGTAGCGGTACTGGGAGGCCAGTTCCAGCAGAGTGGCGGCAATCACCGCCGGATGCAGGATCGGCGCGCCGTCGCTGTCCTCGGCTGGAAGAGGTATTCCGGCGCTGTTGCGCACCAAGTCGCCGTTCGAGTCGCGCAGCAGCGTGTACAGGCGCCATTCCTGTTTCAGCCAGGCCGCCACCGACGCGGACACGGCAGGGATCCAGATGGCCAGCCAGAGGTCGTCGGCATCGCTGTCGATGCGCAGCTGTTCCCTGGCTTCATCCGCAGTCACGAACTCAGCCATTGTCGGTTCCCAGCTTCACCGGCTCGGCCGGTACGCGCACGCTCTTGCCGTCCTTGCCGTCGCGGCCCTTCCGCGCTGCCAGTGCCCAGTCCTGCTCGTTCTCCAAGCACGGCCGCGAGGCGTTGTCGCGCTTGGCGATCCACAGCGCGCCGTCGTGGGTGATGGACTGGCCTGCCTTTGTGGCCAAGCCTTCGCGCCAGAACCCGCGATGGACCATGTAAGGCAACACAAGTTCTTTGCAGCGCTCGCCGGCTCCAAGCGTGATGACGAAGCCGCGCTCCGAGTCGTATTCCCCGCGTGCCGTCTCGAAGCTCAGACCGTCTCGCCCGTCATCGCCGACCACCTTCCCGAGTTTGATCGCCTCTCCCTTGGTGGTGGTGACGACCAGTTCCCCGCCGCGGTCGATCATCGCGCCAGCCAGGCCCACGCCGTCGATGCCGTCTTTCGGCGGATGCGCGGCCAGATGCTTGGCAACCTGGGCCGCCAGCTGCTCCTCGGTGATAGGCTGTGCATCTTTTCCATCGCGGGGAGCCGGAATGGCAGCCACAGCCCTCTCAACAGCAGCCTCGATCAAAGCCGGGTCGGCGTCCTTCCCGTCGCGAACCGGGTTGGCTTCGAAGTGCTTCGCTACCGCCTCGGATGTCGAAAGGTCAACCAGCGTCTGCAAACGGTCTGTGCCAAGCAATCCAGCAATAACCGCATCTGCAATTGCATCGTGATCCACAGGCGGGGGCGATTCACCAGGCTCTCCCTTTTCAGGGGAGCGCTGCTCAAGAACCTCAAGACGGCGATGAATGGGCGCTAGAGCTTCGCGAATGATATTCCCAATCTCTTTGCCGAACTGGATCGGATCACTCATTGCAAAGCACCTCGGCTCGGGCGGCCGCGAGGGCCTTCATCATGAAAAGCTGCTGCCGCAGCTGGCGCACCTCGTCGGCGTCGTCCTGCGCGTCGGCTGCGGCGGGCGGCGTTGGCGAAGGTTCCGCGGCTGGCGCCTGTTCGATCTTGTTGAGCCGCACCTGATCCAGCGGGTAGTCCTGCTGCTGCATGTAGACGGTGTCGCCGCCATCCAGCGGGCCGAGTCCGAACGCTCGGCGCCCTTCGTTCGGAGTCTCGATCCCGCCACCCGTCAGCTTCGTGTGCACGTCGGCCTGCTTGCCCACGTCCATGCGCAGCAGCGGCTCCAGATCCAGCTCGACACCGCGCGGCCGGCTGATCCCCAGGCCCTCGTCCAACAGCGCCTCCATCGCCTCGATGTGGGTCTGCAGGGCGTCGGAGTAGTACAGCTGATTGATGTCGTCGACCTTCATGCCGGCCGGGATCGCGCCAATCCCGATCTTGAACGGCGGGATGCCGAACGGCTGGGTGATCTGCTGGTCCGAATACTGCATCTGCTCGACCAACTGGTTGTCCGCCGACTTAAACGCGAACGGCGTGAACTTCATGTCCGCGCCGATAACCGCCACCTTCCCTGCGTTGGAACCGTGGAAGTTGGTGTCCCAATATTCCTTCACACCCTTTGCGTCTTCATCCGTCATGCCGGCCGGGGCCGTCAGGATGCCGCCGGGGCTCGCGCCGTTGCTGAAGAACGTGGTCGAATCCTTCAGGATCTTGAGGTTCTTCACCGCCGGCCAGTGCGCCGCGCACAGCGGCGGCACGCCGATCAGCTGGTGGTGGAAGCAGTTCATCCGGTCGTGGATGATCTCGCTCGCCGGCACGATCAGCTGGTCACCTGGGTAGTTCTCCGGCAGCAGATTCGACCCGGTGCCATAGTTGATCTGGTAGAAGACGTCGCCGCTATCCGACACCATCGGCTGCACGCGGCATGGATCCAGCACCCACAGCCGCGTCACCACGCGGCGGTCGTCGCGCCCCTTGAGCACGTAGGTATTACCCTGGATCAGCTTCGACAGCATCCAGGCCTCGCGGAACTGCTGCGCGGTCTGGTAGGCGTTCGGCTTGCGCAGCACCGGCCAATAGGCCGTGTTCGCGGTGTCGATCGACCAGATGCCGTTGCCGTCCTCTATCTTCAGCACGAACGGCAGCTTGCCGGTGTCCGAGGCGATTCGGTTGAGGCAGGCATACAGCGTCGGATAGCACAGCACCGTGCCGTGCTCCTCCTCCATGTCCCGCTGCCATGCCCCGGAGAACGGCTCGCGAATCAGTGGCCGCCAGCCGCGCCCAGCCGGGACTGGAGACAATGCCTTCTTCGCCAGCTTCACTTCCAGTCCCAGGATTCGCATGTCAGTCCTGCGCCTTCATGTCGCGGCGGCGATATTGCCGGCGCGTCGCAACGTCGGACTCCGTCTCGGCGGTGGTTTCGGTGGACACTGCATCCGATTCGGGCGCGGCGACCGCAGCTTGCTCCTGCTCCTGCGTCTCACGCTCGCGCGGCAAATTGCCCCGCGGCTTGACCTTGGGAAGCGTGGCCCGCCCGTTATTGATCAGTCGGGTGGCATGGAACGAAGGAACTTCGATTTCCTCGCCCCTGTAGATGATCCGTGTGTTCATCGCATCCTCCTGCGGCGGGGAGGGCCAGGACGGCCCTCCCCTATTCTGTTACTGGCCCCAGTTGACGCCGGACAGCACGGCGACCGCCGAGTCACGGCGGCGCGACCAGTTGATGAAGCGATGCGCGCGGATCGCGGTGCTGTCGGTCTGGAACATCGACACCAGGGTCGTCGGCGTCGCCGGATCGCTCGCGTTGGTCGGGTTGTCCACCATCTGGATCGACGCTTCGGTGCTGAAGTCGACCGTGGCCTGGCCGTCGTCGGACAGGTAGATGTTGGTGGCATCCACCAGGAAGACGTAGGTGCCGGAGGAGTCGGTCGGCACGTAGTTGGACACGATCACCGGAACGCCGTCGATCGAGCCGCCCTGCGGGGTGAGCGCCGGGAACTCCTTCTGGCCAAGCGCGTTCACCAGGGACGAGACCGCGCGCGCGGTTGATGCCCGCATGATGTAGACCGGCGTGGTGAATACATGGTTCGCATCGTCGGACGCGGCCCACAGGGCATTCAGGTCGGCTCGGATGTCGGCGGCGGTGTTGCCTGAAGACGGAATCGCCGTGACGCCGTTGGTGATCGACGGCGGAGCGACATTCGCGACACCGGCGAAGGCGGGATCGATGAAGTCCGTATCCATCCGTTCGCCCAGCGCATCCACGAGCATGTCGCGGAAGAGCGTCTCCGCCGCGGGATCGCTGAAGCGGATCAGCTCGTCGGTGGCCACGGTGATGCCGGCGACCTTGAACCAGCCATGGTAGGCGTCGTTGAATCCGAACGCGGTCACCGGCTTCGCCTTGCCCTGGCCGACCCAGTAGCCCGTGCCGCCCGAGGTCGCTCCGCGGATGTGCACGTTGAACGGGATGCGCCGCATGGCCGGGATGCCATCCTGGCCGAAACGGCCGACGATGGTGCGCGGCCGCAGGAATTCCACGAAGTCAGCCGTGTACTGGTTGTACGCCACCAGGGGCGCCGCCCAGGTCGCATCGGTCGTGGTCGCCGCGTCGATCGTCGCCTTGGTCACGTTGGCATGGAGGATCGCCTCCATCTTCTGCGAACCACAGAAGGCCAGCGCCTTGGCGATCGGGTTTTCGGCGCCGAAGCGCTCGCGCGCGATGTACGCCGCCTCACGGACGTTGCCCTTGGCCGCGAACACGCACATCGCATGCCGGGCGAACATGATGCCGGGCTCCAGCTTCTCGGCGGAACGCATCTGGATCGCGCCACGCTGCTGCTGGGCGCTGCCGGCCGGCTGGTTCGCGTTCTCGGCCGCGAACTGGGTCACCGGCACCGCCGAGCGCGCCTGGATCGCCTGCAGCTCGGTCAGGCGCTCGATATCGCCGTCCAGCGCCTTGATCTGGTCCTTGACGCCATCAAACTCTTCCTGCTCGCCGGTGTTCATCGAGCGGCCCTCGCCCATCGACTTTTCCACCACGGTGTTGAGCTTCTTCTCCAGCTCGGCGCGCGTGGCGCGGAGCTTTTCCAGCTGTTCTGCGATGTTCATGAGGTTTCCTGATGGCGCAGCCGTTCGGCCCGGGTTCCACGCCGGGCAGTGCCTGCAAGATTGGGAAGCGGGTTCCACCCCGCTGGGCCTTGCGGCCCGGTGCTTCAGTGCAGCAACTTCACCGCGCCGCCAGCAGGTCGCTCGACCGGTGCCGCCTGGCGCTGGATGAGGGGGACGCCATAGTTCGCCGGGCGTCGCGCGCCGGTGTCCATGGCCTTGATGCTCTGGATGGTCGCCGCGGCGTTGGCCGGGATCGTGACCAGGGACAGCTCGTAGATTTCGACCTCGGTGAAGCGGATACCGCCACTCTCCATGAAGCTGTATTCCAGCGCACGGAAGCCGATCGACACGCCGCGGACCAGCTTCTCCTTAACCGATTGCCAGGCCAGATCAACCAGATCCTTCAGCACGCCAGGTGTTTCGATCCTCGCGACGCTCGCGGCGAACGGAATGCCCTTGGCTGTCGGCTTTCCGAACTTCACGACACCGACCGGGCTGTCGTGGCGGTGCTGCCACAGCAACGGCAGCTCGGCGGCAAACTTTGCGCCTAACGGCTCCACGATGTCGCCCATCCGGTCTGGTTCCGGTGTGGTTGCCCACCCAGTGATGACCCGCTGGTCGTCGTCGTAGCTCTTCACCTCTAGGAGGCTGTAGGCACGGTTTTCAGTCTTCATCTTCTATCCAAGAGTCATCAGGATGAGTTTCTTGTTGCTCGGCTCTTCGGTGTTGATGCTGATTCCGATCGCCATCAGGAGCGCCGTCATGTCGTCGATCTTGTCCGGCGACTTGCGCTTGTCAGGGGCCATGTTCAAATTCACGTCCTTGCGTGCGATCAGGTTCGCTGCACACCAGGCCAACACCGGATCGTCGTCATGTACCAAGCGCTTCCCGATGTAGGCCCGCTCCAACTCGCTCATCGCCGGGTGGTAGGACTTTGGGCCTTGAATGAACTCCACCAGCGGCACATCAGCGGCTACTAGACGGCTAATCATCTCGGTCGCGTTCCATCGATCAAATGCAAGCGACTGCAGATTGAAGCGATCACGCACATCCAACACCGCCTGCTCAATCACGGCGTAGTCGGTCACCTCGCCTTCGGTCCGCTCTATGAGCCCCGCGGCAACCCATCCGGCATAAGGAACCGTGCCGCGCTCGGTGCGCTGCATCACGGCCGACTCCGGAACCCAGCGGCGCCCCCACGTAATGATCTTGTCGTCCACACGCCATACCAGCCGCAAAGACGTAAGGTCCCGCGTGCTGGCAAGGTCTAGCCCGCCCCAGCAGGGCACGTCCTTGAGTGCTTCTAGGTCCACCTTGCCGCTGCACTCGTTCCATTTCGGCAACAAGATGAAGCCGTTCGCCGCTGCTGCAGGGCGGTTCAAGCGCTTGATCTGGAACTCGGCCAACTTGGACGGCATCGCCTTGGCTTCAATCGCCTCCTTGCGGATGGCGGCGAGCAAGTGCGGATTGACATCCATAAGCGGGTTGGCCTTGTGCCAAGCCTTCTCGTCAAAATCCCCGTCGTCCTGGTCGATCGCGAAGAAGATCGCCAGGAAGTGGTCTGCCGTTTCGCCAAACACGCCCTCTAGGAGCTGCGTAGCGAACTGCCTGATCTCAGCCCATGGCCCAGGATTTGAGTACCCTTCCGTTGTGGTGAACAGCCAGAGCGGATTGCGCCTTGCGCCAGCCGCCGACTGTAGAACGTTCAGAAGATCCGGCGTCTTGTGTGCGTGGATCTCGTCGAGGCCGACGTGGGACGGGTTTAGACCGTCCTGCGTCGAGGCCTTGGCGTTGATCGGCTTGAACGTCGACCCAGTCTCGACCCGGCTTATCGCGTTTGCCCAGCACTCCAGCCCATAGGCATCGCGCAAGTCCGCCTTCTTCTCCGCCATCCGCTTCGCGACGTTGAAGATGATCCGTGCCTGGCTGCCAGTGGTCGCCGCCGAGATGACTTGGGCGCCCTCTTCGTCCTCACAGCATTGGCAGTACAGCAAGATCGCCGCAGCCAAGGTTGACTTGGCGTTCTTGCGCGCCACCGCGAACAGAGCCGATGTGAATCGCCGTGTTCCGTCATCTTTCCGGAACCCGAACAACTGCACTACGAACCACACATGAGATGGGTGCAACTTGATCTCTGGCGTGTCCCACGTCCCCTCAACGTGTGGCAGAAGCTCGATCCACCCGCATGCGTGGTTGGCATGTTCAGGGGAGAACCAAAAAGGGCCGTCCTCCTTCTCCGCACGCTTCAGGTCGACCAGGAACCGCTTCGCCGCAAACTGGATCAGCCTTCCAAACTGACCGCCCTTATTAGCGGCCGCCAATCGCGCGTACTCCAGCGCGATCGACACGAAATCGCTAGGCGGATCGTCCGGCTGGCTTGCCGAGCGCCGCGAAGGCGTTCCCCGGCTTTTCAGTGTCGCCATTCGGCCTCACCTTTCCTTGGGCAGCCGGGGTCAGCCCAAAGTCGTTCGAGAGCGCGCGGTGTTGCGCGACCATCGAAGCAACCGGGGACTCACCGGCGGCGTATAGCTGGACGATCTTCCCGTGGAGTGCGCAGAGCATTCCCAGCGTGGATAGGCCTGCTTCAGTCAGAAGCTTGTTTGCGTGAAGGATCGGAGCCAAGCGCTCCCACTCCTTGATCGCATGTGCGTTGGGTAGCCAGTCGGGAGCGGCGGGAACGTAAGCGACCAATGGAAGCTCCGTCACGGGCGGGAATGCCCGGTCAGGCCTGTCCGTGCCGGCCACCACCTTCAAGCTCGTTGGCTTTCGTGGGCGGGGCATCTCTCGACCTCAATTTCTGGTTTGTTGGAATTGACTGTGTGAAAAAATGGCTGGGCGGCCGGTGTCCGGGGGTAAGGGGTAGAAATTTTTCCCACCCCCCCGTTCATGTTCCACGTTCATATTATCCGTTCATGTTCCACGACTGCCGTTCATGTTTCACATTCAGGTTCTATGTTCCACGTGAAGGCTTGGCCACTCCACGCCGGGCCTCTGCCAGCGTCTTCAGTTGGTGACACTCAAAGCAGATGGCCTGAAGGTTGGCCTCGTCATCCGTCCCGCCTTCAGCCTGTGGGGTGACGTGGTCCACCTCGTCGGCCAACGTGATGCGCCCTGTGCGGCTGCATGGCTGGCACATGTACTTGTCTCGTGCCATGACTGCATCGCGCTTACGCCGCCACGGACGACCGCCTCGCCCGTTGCCGTAGTTCTCTTTGCGCTCTTGGGCAACGTGCACAGGGGCCAGCCTGGGCATCGGCCTATGACTGCCGGGGAAGCTGGGCATCAGCCAAGGCTCTGCGACTGGTCGCGGTCCGCCGGCACGGTGTCGCCGTCTAGCGTGATGGCCGCAGGGTCGGGCTCTTCCACGTCATCGTCCGCCAACGCTTCCAGCAGCGCGTCCAGCTTGCGCTCGATGCGGACCAGCTGATCGCTGTGACTCTTGGTGATGCCAGGCGGGAGAACGATCACCATCCGATCGCCGTATGCCTGGCCCAGCTTTTCCTTCAGCTCCTCCATTTGCTCCATGCTCAGATGCTGATGCAGTTGGAATACCACAGGCTCTTGCTGCTCGCTCATGGCCTCACTCCTGATTCCGGGGTGGCCGGCCTGGGCGGGCTTGGCGGCACTGGAGGCTTGGACACGCTGGGAGGGGGCGGGTTGCTACCTACCCTGGCGGCTGGTGCAGCTTGCGTTGGACTCCTACTGGGTGGAGCCGCGCGCGCAAGCTGTGCGACGTGGCGCTGTTGTTCAGTCCAGCATTCAACCCCAGCAACACGGATCAGCAGGCGTTTCCAAAACGGCAGATGGTGGATGATCTCTGCTTCAGCCCAAACCGCTTCAGGCTGAGCCACAGTATCAATAGTTGCACGCCACACATCCTCAACGTCTGCCGTGAGGACGATCTTGCTTACTCCGCTGATTGCCTCGCCTGATACGGTCAGTACCTTAGTGCCCATGGTCGGGGTCGGATACCTGCCGCCATCAGAATCTACAGGCACGATGTGCACGATCATGGCCCGACCACTCCACAGCTCTCAGCTAGCTTCCGCGTCGCGATCAGTTCGGCCTGGAGCCAGAGGACGTGGTTGTCTGCATCTTCTCCGACCCGAAGAACTCGGCCGAAAGCCTCTGCTTGTACTGCGGGGGCTGCATCAGCGCTTCCGACAGCGGGTCCAGCTTGATCTTTGCGGGGGGCGGACATGCACGCGGCCCACTCGCTGCGCAGGCGGACATTCCCAGCGCGAAGATCAGCAACCAAAGTGGTCTCATGCTGCTCAGCACTCTTGCGGCCATCTTCGTAGTTCCTCGCTGCTTCAGCGGACTTGGCGTGATATTCCTGGCGGGCGCGCTCGGTGGCGATGGCGACCTGATTGGTCAGCGCCACCATCTTTTCGACATAGGCGTCGTACTGGGCCTGCACCTTGGCCGTCTCCGCCTCCTGGCTGGACTTGCCGTGCTGGCAGCCGCCGATGAATAGCGCGCTTGCTACGGCCACAGTCCCACCAACCTTCAGCGCGAGCGCATAGGGCTGGAGGGCCAGGGGCAACACGTCATTCGTCCTTGAGCTTGCTCAGCGCGTTGAGACTGCGCAGGTACGCTTGCGCCTGCTCGACAGTGTTGAACGAGGCAATCAGCGTGCCGTCGGCAGCTACAATGTCAGTCCCCCGCGACCCAATCGAACCGCCCCGGGCCGGCGGCGGGGTGATGATGATGATGGTGCTAATTGTCGCTCTCCTGGGGCTGGGCCTGCGGTGGCCGTAGCTGTGGCGCCAGCATGTAAATGGCGTTTAGGTGGTCCTGCATGCGGTCGATCTTGCGGTCCTGCGTGACGAAGGTCGCCACCATCGCCAGGTTCACACCAAGCATCAGGGCGCACGCGATAAGCGCAACAGCAACGCCTAGACCGCCGGCATTAATGGTGACGTGGGAGCTACCAACAGCGCTTGGGGCTCGGCTGGCTTGGAAGCTCTCGACCGCCTTGACTAGACGGACGGTGCTTTCGACCAATCCATCGTCGCTCGTTGGCTCAGTCATCCACCAGCGCCTTCTGCAGCCGGTCCAGTAGCTCGTCCATATGCTCGACCACATCGGTACTCAGTGATTCGGAATTGCGAAACCGCCGGCGCAGGTCGCCTACGGTCTGGATGAGTTCGGCGCGGATGCGCTCCATCTCCAGCCGCTCAGCCGCCAGGACTTCCAGCGCAGAGATGACCTTGGGCAGCACCCTCAAACACTCGCCGGCCCCGTAGTGGATCGCTCGGCGGCACTCTGCAATCAGTTCGGACAAATCGTCAGAGGACGGATGTGCCTTGCCCGCCCATTGCCGGCTGATTGGCACCGTCCGGGTTAGCCAGCGGCGCCAGGGGTGGAACTTGCCAACGAACAGCAGCACCCCGGCAAAGCTAGAAATCAGGATCAGACCGCGCCAGGTGATGACCTCAACCCCGTGCAAGATGCCCCACAGCATCAGCCCAGTGGACGATGCTAGGCCCATCCACGACACACTCAGGCAAACTTCCTTCAGCGTGTGCCGGTCGAAGGCGGGCGCAAAGGCTGATAGGCGCATCTCGTTGAGGCCGTAAACAGCCGTCAACAGGATGCCAAACAGGAATGGCGCGGCGATCCTAGAAACCGTCATGGTGGCAAGCACGGTGTCAATCATCGGCTTTCCTCTTGTCCGGGGTGTTGATCCCTCGCATTAGGCGCTCGGTGAACTTGCCTGCCCATCGCTGCGCGTTGTAAGCCAAGAACATACCTGCGACCGCCTGGGACGCCGGGTCGGCGATCACCGGCCGCAGCACGAAATGAACGCAAGCAATCGTCGTAATCAGGGCCGTGAAGAACGTGCCGAACAGCGTCCCGTTGTGCGTGAGCCGATCCCGCAAGACTGCGGCGCAGGCCCCCACGAAGATGCAAATGATGACGATGGAGGGAAGGCCAATACCCACATCCAAGCGTGCCCATGCTGCGCTGGACGGGGCCACACTCTGGACGGCAGTCGCCAGTGAGAGCAAACATGGATTTGCTCCCATCATTCCTCACTCCAGTTCCCTATCACCTGGCAAGTTCAGCGAAAAGTCGCTTGGCAAGCGCCAGCTTCGCCTTACGGTCCTCAAGCCCGTTCGTCCCGCCGTTGATGCGCTTGGTCACTCCAACCACATCGTCCTTGTCGGCCCACCGGTTCAGGCCGCGTGTCTCCCAGAACCACCCAGCAGCCATTGCCGCGTCGGGCAGTTCGGACAGCATCTCCGGGTGATCGACACACCGGGGGTCGCCGTACACCGCCATGGAATACTCGGCGTAGTTGACCCGGCCGGTGAGCTGGATCAGCCCGCGCCCCCGGAACCTGCGGCCGTCCCCTGGGCGGATGTTGCCCAAGTCCTTGCGGCCCTCGTAGGCGGCGCCAGAGGCGTACTCCGTCGCCGTCCTGAAGGAGTCCGACTCATGGGCCACCTGGGCCAGGAAATGGGCCTTGCGCAGCGTGCTGGTGATGCCGAAGCGGATGCACACATCCTCAAGGGGCTGGGCGTACTTGCCCGCGCCCATCTTGGCTGCAACTGCTTCGGTACTCACCACGGCTACTCCTATGTGGTTCACGACAAATGCTCGGGTCGGCCGTCCCCCCAGCGGTTTACCCCAAGACCGACGGTAGCCCCATCGCCATCTTTGGCCGCTGACGCGCATCCAACGCCGTGTTGCGCGCCCCTTCCCCCGCAATGCGGGCACCGAGCATTTATCGTGAATATGGCGCCCGCCCCGCGATCCGGCTGGATGCGAGGATTGGTCCGGCGAGGGAGCGGGCATGTAAAAGAAGAGGCTCGACCGCCAGGGGAAGCGGCCGAGCCTCGGTTGCAGCAGCCAGGCTTTTACGAGCCCAAGCGCATAACGCCCAATACGTCCCGGACGCCTGCCTCTCTACCTGGCCAGAGGGCTTTGCTCGGTTGCGGTGGCCGGCGCTGATCCCGGCATGTGGGCTTGCACCTAGAGGGCTTTAGTCCTCCGAGTCGGCCATCATCGCTTCGCAGCTAGACCGATAGGCTCCCTACTATTGCAAACACGGCACCCGTGCATTCACCGCAATTTGGCGCGAGCGACCGGGCTCCCCCAGTCCAGACTCGCGAAAACTGGCGTAGCTCCGGTGTCAGCTACCACTTCCCTCTATTTTTAGGCTTTCTTGTCTAGACGCAACAACTTTCTTCAATTACTTCCCCGACATCCACGCCGATGGCTGCCGCTACGTAGAACTTGGCGCACTTAAGATACCCGTAGTACCCCTGCCGGCTCATGGGTAGGCCCATTGCCCGGAGCGATTGCAGCTTCTGTTCCTCCGGAGCGTTCGGCATCCAATACTCGGCCCGCAGAACACGCCCCGGCTTGAATCCGTCTTTCGTCTTCTCCAGTTGGGCAACCGCCTTCTCTACGGCATCGGCCGGCGTACCCAGGGAAATCACCTCGCCCATGAGGCCATCCGGCGCACGGCCTCGATACTTGACCATGGTGTACAGCCATGAACGCCCGGCCCAGCCGACATTCTCGTAGCGTCCACCGGCGTACTCGCTGGCCCAGCCGCACAGGCGAAGTTCCAGTTCCTTGCTAGCCATTGCCTTTCCCCTTTTGTTGGTTGGCGGCGCGGCGCCGCTTCTTCAGTTCTCTGCGGATCTCGACCAGCAGCGCCTGCGCCCTGGGTATCTCGGCGCGGAATGCCCGCTCGGCCTTGACAAGCTCAGCATCGGTCATGCCGG